GTGTCCTGTCCGTTTCAAAAAAACGCCCACCTTTGCTCAAATTGCACTTTTGACACATTTGCCTCAAATTCCACATTTCATCACTTCCACCGAGCCTCTTTGGTATCACATGATCAATGTGCATTGGGCCTTCTGTTGTGCCGCATTGCTGGCACGCCCCATCTCTCTTGAGCACAGCTTCTCTAGTCTTTCGCCAAGCTCTTGAGCCACCATTCTTCCAAGCTCTTGACATCAATGCCACCCACGCTTCTGCCAATGTTCATAGGCTTTGCAGCTTGAGCCTTGATACCTATGGTCTATGTATCTAAGAGTCCAGTCAATCATGCGAAAGCCATCAAGGTTTCGGTACTTAGGATTACGCATCTGACCTAAACCAAAGTGTGATCCATTGATTGCATTCACACGCCAATTGCTTTCCTTTGTGATTAGCTTGTCAAAGCATTTGAATTCTTGCCAATTAACAATCCTTGAGTGTGCATAAAGTTTAAGATAATCAACTGATGGTTTTACATCTTTTGTTGCGTTAGCCGGTGTTGTGCCAACAAGACATAGCACGGCCAAAACCATCAAACATCGGCTGCGAGCTATCCGGCTTACCGGCTCGCTACCTCGTGTAGATGGTAGCCACCTTGTCAAATACCGAGCGTAATCTTGGGCGATTCCAACAGGTTTCGCACACCTGTGGACAAAGCCTGTGGATAACTTAATCACAATGACATCTCCTCAATCCGGGCATCATCAACAATCTTGATGCCAAATGTGCCACAGCTCATGCATTGTGCAAACCATTCATGCTCCGTTAGCTCTGCACCTTTCTTAAGACCATGGCGTTGATTTGGCTTTCCATAAAGCTTTGAACAGATTGAACAATCAAATTGAAGGATGTGCATAATTGCTCCGCATCAAGGTTTCGATTGGTTGAAGGTTGATTTGTGGAACGCTCCAATTGTTTTGTGATGCGTTTCGATAGCGTGGTTTTTTTGCCACAGCCACCGGCATCCAGCCAACAATGTGCATCTTTGGTGCGTTGCCTGTTACAAGCACCGCAATGTCACGATCATGCCGATCTGATTCCTGAATCCACAAATTGCTGGCTGGGTTGGCTGACCATTTGACTTCGATGTGCTCGCCCACATCAGCTTTGGATTTATCCCATGTGATGCCCGGTGTGTACTCATAACCCAATCGCTTGGCCACTACAAGCTCGGCCAGCATTGATTCGCCCATCTGTGCCACATACTCAAACCATGACAAATTTTTGACGATGCGTGAGCTGTGATCAGCTGATCGATCATGGCAATGTTGAATGGCCGCAATCATGCATTGCACTTCCTCAATGCGATCTATCATCGACAATCACCGCAAAACCAAATGATGTTGTCTTGCTTGTCATAGCCTTTTTGGTAGCCGAAATGATCCAATCGGCGCAGCTGTGAGCATTTGTCGCATTGCTCGATTTTGTATTCCTCAACGATTTCGCCATTGCACATCAACCTGGCTTTCATCTCTTGAGGATAAATGATTTCAACAAAGTCGCTCATAATCACACCTGCGGCTTAAATGTGCCATCGCTTGTAAGCACATACCATGTTGGCTTACATTGCTTTTCTTTTATCTTTTCGGTGCAAAAGTATCCGGCCCATGGCTTTGGTGCATCTGGCTTACTTTGATTCCAGCGCATCGATCCATGTGCACACATCGGCACACCATTTACAGCCCAACCCGTTGGCCCGACATCGGATGATCCAAATGATGGCGTGCCAGCCATCTCAGCTTCTCCGGATGTTTTGTAGCTTGGCACATCGCCATGCTTTGTTGTCCAATAGTCATAATCGGCTGCCGGTGATTCATTCTTGACCAATGCCATTACTTCTTTGGTTGCCTTTTCTGTGTTGCCCATAACCAAAGCCATCACTCTCATCAAAGCTGATGTGACTGTATCCTCAACAAACCAGCGTTTCATGTTAATGTTAAAAGCCGCTAAATAGCCGTGTGCGTAATCAATCCCGGCTGGCTCTCTTTCATCCTGATTCCGCCATGCTTTTGCTTGTACTAGCACATAACCTTTTTCGGCATTGAATTCAATGATGTGTGCCTCAAGCCGACCTTGTGGAAATGTCGCAATCCATCGATCTGTGCGCTCTTTGTTGCCTTCGTAATTTTCAAGAAATCCGGCCATTAGTTGTTCACCTTGCGATCAGCTGATACCGCATGGCGTGCCACAGCTCGGCCGCGTGTGTAGCCTTGTCGCTGGCCTTCTTTGAATCCGACCGAATAAGACATGACAGCCCATAAGGCTCCAGCGATCAAACACATGATCACAATTGATGCTTCGTTCATTGTATTGCTCCCGATTCTGGGAGCCGCGTATCAGCTCCCGAAATAGAGAGTGACAGGCAAATACGACAAATTCAAGAATCACGCTCAAATCATGGCGTGTCGTTACCGGATAAACGCCTTTCAATGGTTTTTTCGTATTCTGACTTTGGCTTGTCTTTGAGGCCGTTGGATGCTAAAACACCGCCCAATGACCCGGTAAGAAAGATTGCCAATGTTTTGAGCAGATCGATAAAAGCTGCATCATTGGGAGCTTGTGCTCCAATTGGCTGTGTCACAAAAATCAATGCATAAGTGATGCCCAAAGTGACAATGAGAAACACAATGGCTAAAACCGATCCGATTAAAAACATCAATCGAGCTTTGATGTCCTCTTGACTTAAACGCTCTTTATTCTTTGAAGCCATCACCAATCACATCCTCTGTACAGGTACCTGTGACCTTGCATTGTGGTTTTTGGCACTCTGGGTTTTCCCAATTGGCGTGCTCTTGGCATGGGTATCGCACCCAGCCGTCATAACCACACCCGGCAAGGCTTGACGAAAGGATCAAAGCCAAACCTGCCGCGAGTGATTTCCGAGTCACTTCCCCGTAGACCCGAAAGCTTTGTCAGCTGGGTTTAACCAGCGCAAAATGACCGGCACAACAGCTGCTACGCCACCCATTGCCATTTGCTCGAGTGATCCGCCGGCCATATACACGGCCAAAGCTGCCGCGATATATGAGCGCGCCCATGATGCCGCAATTGCTTTTGCTTGCTCCATTATTTTTCTCCTTTTGGTCGATCCGGTAAATCACCGGAAAATGGCTCATAAGCTGGTCGGCCGTAACCGATAACAAATGAGCGTGCTCCCAAAGCTCTGGATTTGACCATGACTTCGCCACCATTGCGCTGACTTCCTGAACCGCCTGATGTGTTACCTTCGATGGTCACGATCTGTTTTTCCGATGCCCGGATCACCAAGCCAATGTGATTGATCGTTTCTTTATCATCGATTATGAAATCAAAGAAAACAAAGTCACCAATCTTTGGTGTGGTGTGCCATTGCTTGTTTTTCTTAAATGCCTCGGCACCAGCTCGCGTGCTGACAACATTTGGCACTTTGACCCCAGCTTGATGAGCACACCAATTTAGAAATGATCCACACCATGGCAGCTTGTCGGCTTTCATAAATTTGCCGTACTTGGTCTCGTTGTTGCCTGTTTCGATTGTGCCAACCTCAGCGAGCGCAACCTGAATCAAACGAGGCAATGTGCCTTGTGGGAAATTACTCATTGGATGTTGTTTGTGCCCAAGATAATTGAACAGGCTTCGGATTAACTAAATCCTCATATTCTGCATCTGTCAATTTTCTGTCAATAATTTCGCCTGTTTCGACATTGTGAAAGCGTGCAATTGGATTTGTCATTATGCCACTCCGTAAAGTAATGCGGTTCCACCAGTAAGGTCTCCGCCTGTGTTTGATAAAACCAAAGATGTTATTGCGTTTCCTGCGTTGTAATACATACCACCAAAAAAGCCTGCAATGTCTCCGGATACATAGAAATAATTACCCGACATACTTTTTTCATTATGAGTGTCAGTATATTTATCAAAATTAAAAACGAACAAATTATCAGTGCCAGTCCGCGACAAATTTGCTTGTGTCTGAAATACCGCGTTGTTTATGTGCCAATTGGTTGCATTTTCTTGACCTGCCAAGAAACAAGTAGTGGTGTTGTTAGGTCTTAATTGAAATCTGCCGTCTGCGGTTGCATTGGTCACTGCCGTCACAATAAGTTTAAGCGATTGGTAAGTCTGTGGAATTGAGGAAAGTGTCACACTTGCACCTGAAAGTGTTGTTGTGCTAATGAGTGTCCAGCCTTTATTCGTGTAAGCAAGTCCAGTTGCAGCCGTTGAGTCAGCTGTAAGTACTTGACCATTTGTGCCGACTGCAAGGCGTGCTGGTGTATCAGCTGCGGTTGCGCCAATCAAATCGCCTTTTGCATCGACAATTGTGTTTTGGATAGCGTTGGCATCATCTGATGTGACCCATTTGAAATCCATGTCTGTGTTGCTATTTTTGGCCAACACTTGATCGGTTGTGCCACCTAATAAATCAGCCAATGATGTGGCCACAGCTTGTCCGAAAACTTCGAAATCCGCTGGCAAATCCGTGACCAAATCGGTCGGTGTCGGCATTTGCCACGAAAATGGATTGGTCGGGTTGCTCACTTGTTTCTCCTTACGCTACGACTAGCGCGGTGGCCCAATC